AAGTATCCGTTAGCAGTTATTGATCCTGATACAAAGTATATCCTATGTCCATCAGCGCTAAACGATCCATGCGCATTTATTTGTGCTGGAGATGTTCTTGTTCTTATTGCATTGCCTGTTAGCGTTGCAACTCCGTTTATCGCACCAGAGTCTGTTCTGATCCGTATAACGTTAGACGTTAAGTCAGCATAAGCAACTATGCTTCCTGAGTCTGTTCGTATCGCAAATGCACTTGCCTCTACCTGAGCATTCGCTGTAATCGCAGCTTGAGCGTTTCTTATTAAATCTGCATCAGCAGTAAGTGTTGCGTCTGCTGTAATGCTTGCTGACGCTAGAAGTACATTGCCAGCTAGTAGCGATGAGTATGGTGCAGCAGAGTAGGCAAAAAAGCCGTACATTATGCTACCTCATCAGCAGGTTCAGGTGTGTTTCCCTCGTCAAGCCATTTTAAGTATGCTTGGTAGTCTGTGTTAGCAGGGTCGAATGGGATGCTATACAAAACATCTCCGATTTGATGTTGAACACCGCTTATTTCATTTCTAAAATTTTTAATTAGTTTATACATTTTTATAACTCCGCACTAAAAGCAATAGAAGAAGAATTGTTATTGCTGTATAAAAATCCAGACTGTCCAGCAGTTCCTGACGCATTTGAATTGTTGTATAGCTCCCCACCCTGTGTTGACCCGCCAGCATATGTAAGTGCATTAACAAGATCTGTTGCAGAGTTTCTATAAAAAGCGTAATAGTCTGTTCCGCTAGCTATAACCCCAGATGGAATTGCTCTCATTGTTACAGGGAATTGGACATAAGAAGATATATAAGTGGAAGAATAATATGTGCCTAAACTGAAAGTAACACCGTTACCTTTTACATGATTGTAGTAATACCTCTGACACAACATTAACTCTGTCCCATAAGGTCTATAGTCAAATGATGTAGCTGTAGAGCCTTTTTCTAGCTGAACGCCTGTAATGTAGAATGTAGCACCGTTAGTGCTAATCCAGTTTGCAGTAGAAGATGTTCTAATCGCTCCATAAGCCAACCATGAGCCAGATGTTCCATTATAATTAGAACCTGAACCTAAATCCCAATATACTGTTATCCCCTGCCCATTACCTGTTTCCCAAGTGCCAGAGGTATCACCAGTTATAGTTACAGTTTTTTGTTCCCATGTGTTAGTTGAATTAATTGTGTATGTTGCTACATAGTTCCTATTAAATGACGAATTCCAAAATGCTACTGCATATGTACCTGTAATGCTAGACCTAACCCAAAATGAAAGTGTCACTGCTTGAGCGTTTGCTGTTCCAAATCCAAAGTCTGCAAAATTAAAACCCTCTACTGCTTGTCTAATACCATAAACATCAGTAGCTGCTATAGAAGTTCTTGGAGTTGTTACTGTTAATCCTAAACTATTAGTAAATCCAGCAGGTGCAACAGAACTTCTTTGAGCTGATATTACTCCAGACGCATTGGCAGATACATAAAATCTATCTAATGGATATTGGTTTGCACTAACAGAAATAGCTGCCCCAGCATTACGCTGGTCAATACGCATGTCCCCATTAATAATACGATTACGGAACATATTTTCGCCAGCAGTTAATCCTGTACCACCATCAGCTACTGCTAAAGGTGTAGTAGTTAGGTCAATCGCAGGTGATGTTATTCCGCTTGATCCATTAATAGTTACTGGCATTACTCAGCTCCCTCTACAGGTGAAACATAATTAGGGTCATTAGCCCATACAATATTAGACATCACATTCGCCACAGCATCAACATCAGTTGCAGAGTTAATCAGCGCTACAGTGTCAGCAGCAGTTGTACGGATAGATGCTCTCCATGCATTCCAATCAGCAGGGATAGGAGTTGATGTTTCCATCGCTTTTACGACCATCCAATCGCTAGGGAATAGTAATGTATAGGCTGTCTGATTTACTTGCGATATACAGTCTTTCTGTACGCTTGCAAGCTCTTTTGGAGTGCCAGTGTATGTTAGTTCAGCACCATTTAGCTGTTCACCTGTCCAGTAGTAACGAGGGTCGTATGGTGTATTTGTAGCGACAACCTCAACTAGCCCCAATTCTGCTTTTTGCTCAGGTGTTGCTTGATTTAACCATACGCTAGGATATGTCACATCATCAATGACGAATTGAGTGCCATCGTTGATGTATTGATTACTTTGTTCTCTGTACCACATAGTTTATCCTTTATAAAATCAGCGTGCGTTGCTTACAGAAAATGGGTTCTCGGCAAATGCCATGTATATGTATGTCCCACCATTGGTGTTCATCGTTCCGTCTGTAGTTCGTATTTTAAATCCATTAGATAGTATATCTATACCAAACCCAGCAACAGTACCTTCTGCTCCAGATGAGTTAGGGACTAAATAGTTTTCGGTAGCGTTATATCCAAGTCGGACAGAATCAAAAATAACCCAACTGCCTACAGCAGATGAGCATTTAATCATCACAAACTTTGGTCTAAATCCTGTGTAATTAAAAGTTCCATCTGTACTACCATTGCCAGTGTACGAGCCAAACTTAGAGAATCCAGCTATTTCAGCGAAGCAGTAGGCAACGTAATTTTGTGTGCTTAAGTTAAACCCAGTAGCATTATTCCAATAACCTAATGTTAATACAGATGCACTAGGTGCTGTGCTGTTAAAGAAATTAACTGTATTATTTTGTGCATTTGTTGTATTTAATTGAATTGCATAAGCTGCACTTGTTAAACCAACATGATATGACCACCAGTCATTTCCATTATTACGAGCTTTATATATCACAAATTTAGGTGCAATACCAAGTCCATGTCCTACAGTAGCTCCAGCAGTTGCGTTTCCTGTAAATGTCACAATACTAAAGCCAGCAGTCGTATTAGCTCTTACCTGTGATGAGATAGTACCGCTAGTGTTGGTTACAGTAGATGAGCCAGCTTTCCATTGCCAAGCTGCATAAGTAACTGTATTAGTATTAAGTTGTGCGTTTGATGTAAGGTCAAATCCATTGCTTGTTGGAGTATACCAAGCAGTTCCACTATCAAACTCAGCATTAGTTAAGTCTGTATATAAAACTTTTCCATGACCTGCTACAGAGTTAAATGTTTGGTTACTTGCGTTAGATGCACCAGCAGACCTAGATTTAATCCATAAAAAGTCAGGCTGGAATCCGCCAGAATTTGTTATGCTTCTCGCTGCTGCATTACCTGTATATAGACTAATATCCATATACTGATTGCCCTTCGCTATCGTAGGCGCTGGCAGGTTAGCAGTACACAGTGCTTTGAAGCCTGATGGTGGGGTGTAAGCAAATGAGCGTTGACCGAAGTTGGCTGCCAATACTGGAGTTGCTGTATATGTCGAAACCGCAGGGAAATATTCTACTGTCGTTGACACTGTTGATGTAGCTGGATTAGTTCCAGCAGCAGGGTCTCCACTATCAAACCATACATTATTTTTACCAAACCAAATTCTACCATTTGCTTGGTCAATAGCTACTTGCAAAACATTTCCTGTTGCAAACTGTGAGCCAGCCCCATAAGATGTGGCAGTTCCAGAAATGCGTTTAAAAGCAGCGTTTGCTTGGTCACTAGTAATGCCAAAAGAACCACTAACTGTACCAATTTCTGTATTTAAAGCAAGAGTAGATGGTGCAATTCCTACTGTAAAATAATTACCTGCGCTAGTTCCAGTAACCACATTAACTTCAAAATATATTTTTTGATTGCTAGGAATAGCCATTGTGCAGAATATATTTCTGTTAGTTGTGCCAGACCCTATGGCTTTTAAATTAGCCTCAGTTACAGATGCGCTTGCATCCCTATTGAGTGGATTCAACACACAATAATTACTACTTGGCTGTGTCGCACTTGGACTACCATTACCACTTGGTACATCTAGCATCCAGCAATCAGATACACCAGCAGAGCGTGTGAAGTTAGTCAGTGTCCAGTTATTAGCATTGCCACTTCTGTCTTGTCCTAGTGTAGTTGTGCTAGTGCCATCATTGAACTTGAGATAGAAGCCGTTAGTTCCGTATGTGCCTGTGTATCTCTTAGCTACCCATACACCAGTTAGTGCATCAGTTTCACCGAAGGATGATGGTGTTAATGCTTGACCATCGATGAAGTTGACTTCAGCCATGTAGCCGTCAAAGTATTGTGTACTTAAAACAGAACCAACATTTTGTACTACATTGTTATTTATTGCAGTGTCAACGTTTTGTGTGTACGCTGTAAATGTTAGTGTTTGCTGTGTGCCATTTATATACATTTTGACACCATTGCTATTTGTTGCCTGAGTTGTATCTACAGCAATAACTAAATGATACCAAGCTGATGGGTCACGCAATACAGCAGCAGTAGTACAAACAATTCTATTTGTACTTGCGGTAACTGCATTAAATTGCAGAATATTGTTAGATGTTGCGTTTAAAAGTATACCAGAATACTCAGTCCCAGAAGTTCCCGCAGCAAACAACCATCCATCAGAAAACGCACCTCTTTTTACCCATCCACTCCATGTATATGTTTTTCTATTGCTTGCACTTGCAGGTGTGCGACTTAATGACTGACTACTAGCGCTCTGAAAGCGTAAGCTACGCTCAATCAGATAATTGCCACCACCAATAGAATTTTCGTTAGCTAAAATACCCATTAGGACATAGCTCCTGATGTAGTAACATAAACGTTACCACCTGCTGAAAAGTAACTTAATAAATATGTACCAGCAGCAGATACTGTTGCCAAAAACGATGCGTTCACCTTTGTTGTGGCAGCAGCAGTTACAGCAACACCACTTGTATTAATCAACAATACATAGCCTGATTGACCTGATGTGATATTAGTGAATGTCAATGCGAATGTACCACTTGGAGTGCATTGGAAGTTATTGGTAACATTCATGTCGAATGAACCATCATTGTCTGTCGTTACAGTGCCACGCTGAGAGGCTGCAAATGTTTGAGCTGCATCAGTACCAGCCATAGTAAAAGATAAATCTGGAACTGTGACGGCTCTCTCAGCAGTTGGCGATGCTGTAAATGTTGATGCGAAATTTGTAGTTCCACCATTAAACTTAATCATAATCTATCCTATAAAATAGCCCATACAGATCCGCTAGGAACTGTTACTGTTACACCTGATGCAATAGAGATTGCGCCAACTGATATTGCGTTGTAGTTTGTAGGAATCGTGTAATTTGCTGTCACTGAGTTTGAGTTCACCACAATCCCATTCGTAGCACCAACCTGTGGTGCAGTAGCTGTCAAGTTTTCGTCTTGCGTTACACCTCTCTCAGCAGGGTATGTGACAAACACATTCTTAGTTCCTGCGCTTAAGTTTACAAGAGAGCCACTGTTAGAAGACTCTAGTACAGTGTTACGAGCAAGAGTACCTGCACCGACTGTGCCTAAACCTACTTCCCACTCAGAGCCACCATCAATCGCATAGTAACAAGTGTTACCATTGCCGATTGCACTAGAGAATGTCTGATAACCAGTAACAGCTCCACCTAGTGTAAGCGTACCTGTACCTGTTGTCGTAGTGGTTTCTTGAACCCTGTCTTTAGCTACTAGAGGCATATATTAAGCCAGTTGTACAGTTAGGTTTCCAGAAGCGATTTTGAAAATATCGCCAGTCTCAATAGTCTTTGCTGCATCTAAAGGTGTGTGATACAAAAGATTTCCACCACTCAATGCGTCACGAAGACCGATCCAGCCTACAGTTCCCCAGTTAGCAGTTGCTTGTGGGAAAGTTACATCAGCGTTTGATGCGCACAATCCGTTAGATGGTGCTGCAAATGTCACTGATTGACGTGCGTATGAGCCACCAGATACTTCTGTACCAGTGTCAGCGTCTGTTGGATCAGAAGTATACAGTGCAACGTATACAGTTGATGGCGCTGTGTATGTAGTACCTCGAACAGTACCATTTATCAGCGCATTTTCTAAATAATTACTCATTTCAGCCATGATTTGTCCTTTATCTAATAGCTACTGTCATTGTTAATGGAGATCCAGAGTATTCACCTTGATCATCAGATACTGCCAAAGCATCCTTACCACGTTGATATAACGCAGCCCATGTCTCAAGTCTTGCATCATTCATCAAATATGGCTCTGCCTCTGCTAGAGAAGCATAGAGCAATAAGTCTGGGCAGTTAGCCAAGAATGCATTCGATGGATTTGAGTTGCTTAGGTAAGGCGGTGCAGCATAGTAAAGCATCTGCATCGTGTAGTTTGTGTCTGGTATTGGTGCTAACTGGAACTCTTGAGCTAGTGTCGTATAGTTTGTTGGCTTACCAGTGATAGTAGAGAACGTATTACGATAGAATACGTTTGGAGCGTCATACTTAAGAACAGCAATTGGATTGGTGTTTAAGTGTAAGTCTCGCATCTCTAAAAAGTCTGATGGCAATTCAACTGTACTGTCGTTAGCTGTCGTAGTTGTTGTTGCAACCTTCAACATCTGTCTTATTCTTAACTCTCTACGCAAGCGATTCTCTGCAAGCTGAATGAAGTCAGGTATCACAGCAGTTAAGTCGCTTCTAGCTAAGTAGTTAGCGATGGTAGTCTTTAAGTCAGAATAAGATGTGAAAGCCATTAGATTCTTCCTGCCCTAGTTCTGAATACCTGATTGTCAGGATTATTCAGCCATTCTTTAAAACGCTTCATATCAATGATAGTGAAGCCTCTTGTAATTCCTTGTTTCTCTAAATCAGCAAAAACTGTGAGAGGGATGCTTGCTACACGATTATGTAATGTTTCTCCCCATCGTGTGTTTGCATCAGTTTTAGCATACGCAGCTTTATTTGATTCAATAATTGCTGTTATGTCTTGTTTTTGTTCAATGATTAGCTGATCGCCATCATCCTTGAATTCTGTTTGATTAATTCCGTTGGATACGATTTTATTTGTCATATTGAAAAGGGGAAGATTTCTCCTCCCCTTACCTTAACGATTAAGTCAAGTCAGCTATGATGCCATGAGCTGCTTGGTTGTTAACTTGGAGAGTGTACTCTACCAATAATTGAGTCATGTCAGAGTCACCAACTTTTGCCAATTCGTTAGTTTGGAATGGGCGCAAGTAAGCAACAGATGCCATCTCTGTATCAACCAAGAATGCGCAATCGTCACTGTCTGCATTTGGAATGAAACGATCTGGAACAATTTGGATAATACCAAAGTCAGATACATAAACATCAGCAGCACCGATGATTTGTGCTTGTTGATTAGCAGGAACATCACGATAGCGTGTAGCTACACCAGAGAATGTAGAAGCAACAACCTTTTGTGCTGGTGTTACGAACAACATTGTTGGAGAGCCACCATTTGTGTAACAGCTTTGCATTACTGTATTCAACAATGTTGAAGTGAATGCACGATCAGTACCAGTTACACGAGCAGTTGTACCACCAGATCCAGCAACACCATCAGTACCGCCAGAGTAGTTGGAGTTCAACCATGTTTGTAAACCGCCCAATGTACGAGCAGTTGAAGTTCCGTTACCATCAGCAGCAACTTGGTTAGACAACAGAATTGCTTCCATGTCACGCTTAATTTCACCAGAAGCCTTAGCTAATTGGTAAGCCTTTTCAGATCTACGACCTGCTTTGTTAACTGTATCCAATGTGCCAGAAATCTTGATGGTCTTTTGGGATATTTGAGTGCGATTGCCCAAGCGAACTGTTGGAGACAATGTAGCGTCAGAAGCATTTGCACCTTCAATTGCAGCATTGTTCACATTAACACTAGCCAAACTGTCAGTTTGCCATTCGTGTAATCGTGCAGTTGCGTTAGTTTTGCCGATAGAGTTCATAAATGGTGTATCGGTTGGGGAGATGTTATAGATAACATCAATTAGGTCTTCACGCTGACCAATAGCTTGATAGGTTTGATATGTAGCCATTTTTTAATCCTTTATAAAAATTGTTCCCATAACTTGGCAGCATCTTTGACTTTGCCAGTTTGTCGGAGTTGTTGTTTAGCCTTCTTGACCTTGTCTGCGTCTGTGGCTTTAACACCATTACCAGAGCGCAAAGTCTTTGGAGCTTCGCTAACACGCTTGTTTACTTGCGGTTTAGCCTGTTGTAATTTGTCATACTGCATTGCTTTATACAATGTCATGACCTGACGAGCATCTCGAACCATAGACAACTCTTCATCAGAAAAGCCAACGCTCTTAGCGAACTTGCGCATATCTGCACGAAGTGATTCACCTTTAACTGGATCTGCGTAATCTGGAAGCAATTTGGCAAGCTCTTGTGCTTGCGCCTTCATGTACTGTTCAACTTGCTGTGCTTGTTCCGCTTGTTGCTCTTGTGCAATGCGGTAACGCTCTGCCTGAACTGCCTGAAGTTGCTTCTCTTTCTGCTGCATCTCTGCAACTTTTACTGCGTATCCAATAGGATCTGACTCCTTGAGAGTCTCTAGGTCTTCCTCTTGCCCTTGAGCCGACAGCATCTGCTCAATCACTTGCAACCTTTCAGCGTAAGCATCTCGTAATTGCCTTGCCTGTGCTACTGTTTCTGCTTCAGCTTCTAGAGCCTTGCGTTGTTCAGCTAGCTGTTGCGTTTTTTTGGTATAGTCAACACCTTGTTGTGCAAAGTTGATTAATTCATCTTCAGATAGTTCTAACTCTTCACCATTGACCTTGATTCGAGCCTTTTTAGGCTCTTCTTGGACTGGCTCTTCGTCAGAGTCTTCGTATGTATCATCTTCACTAAGCTCTTCAGGGTCTTGCTCACCTGAAAGTTCTACTTCGCCCTCTGGCTGCTCTTCAGATTGCCCTTCAATGGGTTCGTCATCGCCACCTAGTAAGTTAAAGAATGAACTTGCTGCCTCATTAATTGTGCCTAACGGCTGTTGATTTTCACTCCCATTTGGGTTGGTGTTATCCATTTGCTTATTTCCTTATATGCCAACTTCGCTTGGCTAACGTTTGGTAAGATATTTACCAAATCTTAAAACGCTTCTCAACCATCTTCTTCTCAGTAGCCATAGCTTCAATCGAAGAGTAGATTTTGTTGTAAGCATTTATCATCAAGTAAGCAGTTTCTCTCACTTGAATGTCATCAGGAGAAGAGTTAACAATCTTGTTTAACTCTACATCTCTCAAATCTTTAAACACTTCCTTGAAATGCTCACTATCAAGTAAATTGATAGCCCATTCGGTTTTAGTCATATAATTTTTACCTATTTTGACTAACCATTTATATCACTTTTCGTCATATTCTGCAATGTACTTAGCGCCTTCATTACTGAATCTAGCTGTGCAGAATCATTGGTTTGCTGAGTTTTGGCTGCTTCTATGTATAGCTTCAACTCTTTCAGTGCCAACTCTGCATTATCCTTAGCAGCCTTCTGCTCTAACTCTAATTGTTTGCGAGCATTGTCTACAGCCATCTTTTCACGCTCTAACTCATTCTTGGCTGCGTCTGCTCTTGCTCTCAAGTCTGCTTTTTCACGCTCAACCTGAGCAAGTAACTGTGCAGCCTCTGAGTTAGGATCTGGCTGTTGCTGTGCAGCCTGTTCAGCTACCATCATCTCGACTTCTGGTGTGATAGTGTTCAAGAATGAGCTTGTATCCTTGAAGCCAGCCATCTCAATCATGCGAGCTAGTGTCTTCTGATACTGACTCAAGCTGACAAGTGGATTGTTCACACCATACTGCTGAATAACTTGCTCTTGTTTAGCAAGAATCATTTGCAGTGTAGCAATCTGCTCTTGGCGATTACCATTGCCCAAGCCTACGTTGATAGTTACGTTATATTGGTCTGACCACTCACGAGGGTCAAACGATACCCAGTTACCACGCAAGCGAATTGTCTGCTCTCTGTCTTGGTACTTGCACAATAGGTGCAGGATACCTTTGAACAGTGACTTAACACCTGTCTCAGCAAAGATACGAGCTATCAGCTCTAGCTTGCCAGTAGATTGTTGCGTCATGGCTGCAACTGCTGTTGCTGTAGCGTTTTGCAAGATAGATGGATCTAAACCTTGCTGCATATCGCTAACACCAGTGCGCTTTGCCTGTACACCATCCAAGTATTCAAACATTGGGAATGTCTGACCAGCAGTATTTTGCACATTTAATTGTGTAACAGCGTTTGCATTCTTTGCACGAATCACACCACCAGCAGTTGATGTCAATAAATCGTCATAGTTGACTTGACCTTCGACTGCAACTACTCGTGCGTTGTTTGTCAGGTACAAGTTGTTGAAAAGCTGACGAGTCAGAGTAGTTTTCTCTAACTGGATGTCCATTGTTCTGTCTGCGAGAGACTGACCAAAGAATTTGTGTGGAATTGGTATCGGGCATATGCTGTGGAAAGGTACATAGTCGCACTCATCCATCTCTAAAATGAATTCTCCACCAATAACGATGCGATGTAGGCTGTTAAAGCCCATACCATTGAAGTCTGCCTTGATATAGCACTCGAAAACCTCAACCTCTTGCATAGATGGGTCATCAACTGGGATGTACTCAGGTATTTCACCATTGGAGTAACGTGCTAAACGCTCTGGAGCGTATGTAAGTCTGTCGTATGCAGGAATTTGCTCTACTTTGTCCTTGTCATAGCCCATAGCAACCAAGTCACCACGAGGCACGAAGCGTCTGTGAGCTACAAATTGAGCGTCATCAATACTTCTAGCACGTTTATCAATCAAAAACTCCTCTGGAGGCACATTTTCAACGATAATTCGGCTGTTATCCTTAGTTCTTTGGATAGTTACGTTGTAAGTGTTGGCAACAGTGCCATCATTTAGCTCGATTGGTATAACTTCCTGCTTAACAATCTCAAAATCACCATCAGCCAACAGCATTGTTAGCTCATCTTCGGTCAAATCTTTGTATTTTTCCTTAGTTGTGTCTTTGTTTGACTGCCAATAAGCCTTAACAACACCAACCTTTTGCATCAATGCGTCTTTGAACCAGTTATGAAGGATCAGGAAGCCATCATTTTGCTTGTAGAACACCCAATTAGCTAACTCACTAGCCTGTTTTGCGAATGGCTCGTCACCTTCATTCACTGGCTCAAACTGTACAGCGTCTTCGTTGCTTGTGAATACACGAATCAACTGTGGCAAAGCGCCATCAACTGCCTCAGCAACCTCGCCTGTGACAATCTGACTTTGCCCTTCTACCTCATTGCCATATGGATTGCGCATATACGCATTCAATGCGTCTGCTCGTGCCTCCACAGTCTCTGTCTCAAGATAGCCAATAGAGTTGTCTATCTCCATCTGTAGTAATACTTTGATTTCTTCTTCG